ACCTTCCCGTCACCGCCTTCATCACGGGTACTGATGTCCTGGGATATACGGCGGGAGCCAACCAGCATTTCCCCGTAAGGCACCGGCATCGGGTTCCCCTGGGCAATCATGTTATCCAGCGAGGAAAAGTACGTGTTCTGTCTGCCGTTATCCGTTGCGCGGTAATCCGGTGTTTTTGCCTTCGGGGCCAGCATCTGGGCCACACCGCCCAGAATCATGCTGGCTCCAAGTGAAAACAGCATCGTGGTGGCAGAAAAACCACCGGCTGCCAGGGCTGAACCCCATAACGCCATTGATGCCCCGGCAGTGAAGAAAGAGCCCACGATGGCTGCCGCCCCCAACACAATCTGCAGTCCACCCTTTCCGGCCCCGGCCAGTCGCGGCACAATGTGGATGACCGTTCCCTCACCCAGCTGTTCGTGAAGGCGGGCGTACACCACCTCCGGTGCCGTGTCTTCACCGGCAATACGTATCTGGTACCAGCCTTCGTTCATCTGAAGGCGAAAGCCCGGCATCTGCATCGACAGGGCGCGAATGGCTTCCGCTGCCGTGTTCACATACAGGCTGAGGCGGCGGCCAAATCGTTGTAAATCCCCGTGAAGGCAGATGTGTGCCAGTGGCGGTGACGCCAGACAGAATGCGTTCGTCGTTGCCATTTTTCGGAATACCTCTCCCGTTTACTCAGTTGTTCAGGAATATGGTGAAGCAGTTCACCGTTGCCGCAGTAAATGGCGGCATGATTAGCCACCGATGCGCCGAAGCAGCACAGCAGGATATCGCCCGGCTGTGCAGAGGACAGGGGCACCCGGTAAAAGCCGGTGACTGCCATATTGTCCAGGTACAGGTTCTGGCCGTTGCGCCACCAGTCATCCTCGCGATGAAAATCCGGCATATCAATTCCCGCCAGATGGTATGCATCCCGGAACAGCGTGTAACAGTCCGTCACCCCGTGCTCAAAGCGCCGTCCTGTCAGATGTGGCACACAGCGGAATTTATGAATTTCCCCCCGGCAGACCAGCCACCAGGGCAGTGCGCTTTTTATCTGCAGCCGCCGGTCAGCCTCGCTCAGCCAGGGCAGCTCACCGGGATGACTGTGGACCAGTGCCACAATCTCCCCCTGTATCTCTGCCCGCAGCCAGTCTTCCGGTGCGATACGAAAATACGCCTCCGGCTCTGCGGAAATATTCACACAAGGGATATACCGCTCCCCCTCCGGCGTGCTTATCACGAAGCCGCACGACTCCGCAGGCGCACACCGCCGGGCATGCGCCAGAATCGCTGATTCAGTCTGTGTCATAAACCGGGATTTACTGCGAAAGTTTATTAATGGAAAGGAAACCGCCAAAATTGCCGACATTCCTGCGCAGTTCACACCCGCGCATGCACTTGCTGCATCTGTCCTTACGGATATCCGTGGTGGGTTTATCGAACTCATCCGCCACAGCCCCGCCCGTGTAACCACACTCATCAGAGCGGTAGGTCCACATACAGGTGTTCGCCAGCATGATACGACCGGGAAACAGCGCCCCGTCCGTCTCGGTCGGTGTGGCCAGCACAAACGAGGCCGTCATGGCTGTCAGCTCCGACATCTGCTCCACCACCCAGCGGTCGCTCAGCTCCTGCTCCGGGTCCGCTTCCGGATTGCCCGCAACGAAATTCACCGCATCCAGAAAACGCGCATACACCCGACGGCGGACCACCGTGGCCCCCACCAGACTCTGCAGGTCTTCCGCCATCCCGGTGACCAGACCGAACAGATTGGACACCGTCAGCGACGGTCTGGCACTGCTGCCTTTCCCGTTCATTTCAAAGCCGCTGCCATCAATCGGGTACGCCTGGTACTTCCGCCCCTGCCAGGTGACCGGCTCCCCTTTTTCATTCAGCTCATTACAGAAAAAATACCGCTCACCCCCCTGCACCGTCAGGTCAATTTCCCAGAGTACCACCCGCGGTGACTGCTCTGATTTAACCGACTCGCTCAGACTTTCTTCGTGAATATCCTGCATCAGTTCACCACCTGCTTAAACTCCGCGCTGAACTCAACGCGCAACATCCCGACCCGCGCAGACCACCCGGCACAGGTCACCTTTATCTGCCGGTATGCATAGGGTGGCTTCCACAAAAATGCCTTCCAGCCACCGTGCTCTGCCAGGAACGCTTCCAGATGCCGGGCCTCCTCCCGGTTCACGGAAAGCGTCACCCTGTATGTTTTCAGGTCAGCATTCAGCCCTGCCGCCATACGCTGTGAGTACCCGTCACCAAAACGCACTTCACGCACCGATGGCTGCGAGTTCACCTCCATATCCGGCTTCACTTTCCAGCGAAAGGTTTTCATCCACCGCTCCCTGATAACATACCGCCATCACGCAACTGCAGCCGGAGTTCATCCTGTGCCCCCTTGCGGGCCATCTCATACACCGCTTTCATCAGCTGCGGCCCTGCCCGCCCGTTGGGGCCGTCGTTCTGAATCACCACGTGATTGTTCTGATTAAAATTAATGCCTTCCGCCCGCCGCATCTGCGCCGGACTTCCGGCACCGCCGACATAACCACCTTCCGCATAGCCCCGCATCAGGCGGTACAGATTGCCGACACCAATCCGGCTGGTCGCCTCCTTCGTGAAGACAAACTCCCCGCGATGAACAATCCCCGCAGGTTCATATTTACCCCCCGTCCCCGTAAATCCCCCGGTCGCGAAATGGAAGTTCGCCGCCGCAGCCTGAATGGCTGTACCGCCTGACGCGGATGCGCCGCCACCAACAGCCCCGCCAATGGCGCTGCCGATACTCCCGACTATCCCCACCATCGCCTGCTTCAGAAAAATCTCTGTCAGCATGGACAGCACAGAACGGGTGAAACCACGCCAGTTCTGTTCGCTGCCGGTCAGCATCGCTGCCATATTCTGTGCAATACCGTCAAAGGTCTGCGTGGCTGCACTTTTTACCTGCGACATACTGTCCGTCGCACTTTCCGCCCACTCGCCCCAGCCGGACTTCATCCCGGCCATCCAGCTTCCACGAAGCTGCTCCTCCGCAGACCAGGTGTTCTTCAGTGCAGATGTGGCCTTCGCCAGCGCAACCGGATTATCACCGTACACCTCACGAAGGCGCTGCTCTTCCGACTCCCGCTGCGCCTGACGGTCGGTGAGTCCGCGGGCTTTTGCGCTGATTGCCGCCTGCTTCGCGCTCTGCTGCTGTTCAAACCGCGCCGCCTGCTGTGCCAGCTCATTCAGCCGCTTCTGGTGTTCAATCTTGTCTCCCAGCTCAGCCAGCTGGCGTTTGTACTCCAGCGTCTCTTTCTCATGAGCCAGCAGGGATTTTTCCTGCTCAGATAACTGCCGTTTCGTGGCGGCCTCTTTCAGGACCACATACTGATTTTCCGCTTCCCATAAATCCCGGCGCTGCTGGCTGATTTTCTCATTCACACCGCTGTGTTTTTCCAGCGTCCTGAGCTCGGTTTCAAGCGCCAGCATGGCTGCATGCGCCCGGTCTTCCTGGCGCTCACCGGCAGACACCTTCACACCTGACGGCTTTTTCAGCGTCGATTCATAATCCTTTTTTGCCGACGCCATCAGCGTGTTGTAATCCGCCTGCAGGATTTTTCCGTCTTTCAGGGCCTTATTCAGCTCTTTCTGACGGGCGGTATATTTCTCCAGTGGCGTCTGCAGGCGCTCATACGCCTTCTGCGCCTCTCCGGTATACTTCAGCTGTGACGCCTCACGCTCAGCCCGGTCCCTTGCCGCCAGTTCACCGGCTTTTTCCATATCCGACTGCAGCGTGGCCGCTGCCAGACCCAGACGGGCATTTTCCCGGTCATCCCATGCCCCCTGAAGGTTCGCACGAAAAGAGGAGGTCTTTCCCCGGCGCTGGCTCCGGCTCTGGTACCACTGCCATTTTTTATCCGCCTCATCAAATGCCTTCTGCGCACTGGCGAGCATATCCGCTGAGGATTCAGGACGACCGATATCCAGAATGGCATCCCACATCGATTTGAATGCCTTCCCTGTTTTATCCGCCCAGGTCTCCAGTGTTCCCATGTTTTCTTTCAGGCGACGGGTCTGCTCATCAAAGCCTTTCGTGGCGATATCGTTCGCCGCCTGCAATGCCCCGGCCTCGTCTCCGGAACGCTGCAGCTGTGCAACATACGCAATCTGCTCTGCCGTCACGTTACGGAACTGGCGCGCCATCGCCATCAGTCCCGACGTCGGGTCAGTGGTCAGCTTCCCGAAGGCTTCAGCGACTTTATCCACCTCCACACCGGATGCAGACGCAAAACGCGCGACACTCTGGTTGATGGCATCAAACTGTTCACCACCACGCACACCGGCATTCACCAGGGCTGCCAGTGACTCTCTCGCCTGGTTAAACGTCAGCCCTGCTGCCTGCCCGGCTCTTGAGAGAGTCAGCATACGATCGGCAGTCAGTCCGGACTGATTACCGGAAAGAACCAGGGTTTTATTAAACGCTGAAAGCGTGGAATCTCCCTGGTACCAGGCGTACACCAGCGCACCTGTCGCCACCGCCAGCGAGGTGACCCCGACCATCGGCAGGGTGATCGCACCGGCAAGCCCCCTGAACATGGGGATCATCCCGCCGAAGGAGTCCTTCACCTGACCGCCCTGTTGCAGCAGGATCAGCCAGGGATTCTGACCACCTGCAAGCTGCGTGGCGATATCCGTAAACTGTGCGGGCAGGGTTCGCATGGCCGCTTTATACTGCCCGACGGAAATCCCGGCTTTTTGTGCAGCCAGCGCCTGGCGGCTCAGGCCCTGTTCAACAGCACTGGCGGTTTTTCTGGCGTCGGTATCCAGACCTGAAAAATGACGCCTTACCCGGCTCATCTGCTCATCGAAACGGACAGCATCCAGACTAAGGTCAATAACAAGATCACCAACCGGCTGGGACATATCTCACACCTCCCGGAATCCCCGCTGAAGCCATCATTAATGCGGCATCATCCACCATGACATCTGCCACATCCGCAGACGATAAAATATCGCGCCCTCCGTCCCCACCGAACCGGACGCCTCCGGCAAGTCCTGCCGCTTTCTGCATCAGCATTTTGTCCTCATCCGGCCTCTCCACCTGCTCTTCCTCATGCCGGGGGACAAGCAGACTGAAATCAGAGGGATGCATATCCGGATCGCAAAAAAACAGGCTGAGTACAGCGTACGTCAGCCCGGAAAAATGCATATCCAGCTGGGTATCCTGAAAATAATGCGTGCGGTAAAAACGGTGCCAGTCGGCATATTCGGTGGATGTCATCCCGGCAAGCATGGCGCGCCAGTCGGGTCTCCCCATCTCACGCGCCAGTCTGAGGGCAAAGTTCAGCTCGCCGTCGAAGACTTTCCCGCAGAAAAATCATCATCAGTCAGCGTGTTATTTTTCGCCACTTCAGTAATATCAGTATCCGGACGAACAGCTTCGATCATCCCGGACAGGCACAACACCACGTCTTCCGCCCGGGCAATGGCATCGGCAGGCCAGGTGGTGAGCACTTCCTGCTCTATCTTCATCACGGCCTCATTCATTGACGGTGACTGCGTTTTCTGTGGATGGTTATGCCACAGGGACATCGCCACCAGAAACGCGCCGGTTCTGACGAGATCTTCCACGCTTACCTGCAGGTTGCCGCAGGATTCTGCCTGTTCTGCACGCCGTTTCAGGAGGGCAAGATGCTCGATACGCTGCAGCGCAGACAATTCGGAAAGCGTGACAGACACACCGTTATATTCAAATTGTTCTGTTTTCAGAAACATGTATTACCTCCGTTTACCCTGCAGCGCCCGCTTCAGTAACGGTGACTTCAGCCACTGCGGCGAACTGACCATTTCCGCTCACCACAGGGATCTGCACCTTACCTGTCGCCACGCCGTTTACCGTAATTGTCATATCTTTCACACTAATGGTGGCTTTCGACGGATCGGCGGAAACCGCTCTGAACGTCTTGTCGGTTGCACTTTCCGGCTCAAAAGAAACCGTCAGGGTGGTTGTTTTCCCTTTTGCCACCGTACCGGATGTCGGCGTCACCTTAATCGCACTGACCGGCGTAATTTTGCTGCGTTCTTCCGCTACAGAAGGTTTACCCACGTTAGTGACTTTCACCGTGCGGGTGATCACTTCTTTCGCCGTCACGGCCTTACCGATACTGCTGACCCAGCCACGAAACACATCCACCGTGCCATTCGGAAAACGGATTTTATAGGCCCGGACATCGCCGCTTTCAAACCAGCCTATAAGCCCTTTCTGGCCTTCCTCTCCCGGTTTCCAGGCCAGCGTAAAACTGGTATCACCTGCAGATTTCTGCCCCTGCCCGGTCGCGGTCCAGTCCGCGTCTTCATCATCCAGGTAGTTATCATCGTAGGATTCTGCCGTCATCTCGCCCGGCGTCAGATCCTTCACCTTAGCCAGTCGCTGCCAGTCATCGTCTGACAACGGGTTTGCATAAGCATCACCCTTGCCGTTGTAAACCCACAGAGTGGTACCGGCACCTTTTACCGGCTCAAGGGGATTTGGTGTTGCCATATCGTCCTCACATCTCGTATGTAATGGAATAAGTCAGATCTGCAGAACTCCATAACGCCATATCGTCATCACGACGATACTCATAGCCCTGCGTAACCATCGTGGTAATCAGTCCTGCCAGTGCCGGGATCGCGGTCATCGCCGGGTAAATCCGGCTTTCCATCCACTGATCAAGCTCTGAATCCGGTACCTGTGCCGGTAAAAACACCTCAATATGCAGCGTGGCCCGCCAGGTATCTGCATCCAGCTCTTCACCGGTATACTCTGCATCCGTCAGATAAACCGCGATCGCAGGAAAATCCTCTTCGTCAAAAACAACGGGGCGACCATCAAACAGCGTCGCCCCGTGTTCATGCTGCTCGAGTGCATCCAGCACTGCGGCACGAATGTCAGTGTGTTTCATCGTTTTATTGCAATCCTCAGTTGTTGTTTCAGCGCGTATGCCAGTTCTTTAGGCAGGCGTTCACGCCGGATACGGTCAACATTCTCATCAAATGCCTGTTTCAGTGGGGCCGCCATCGGGATTTTCACCACATCAATGGGGTAACGGTTTTTCCCGGCCACACGCTGCATGACATGCCAGCGACCATTTTTTAATCGCTGAATAAATGCCCGCTGATACCGATGCTGACCGGCTTTAAGTATGCTGTTCGGGCGACGCCCCAGCATCCTGATCCCCAGCTTAATCACAGGGAGATCACCGCGGTTAACGATAATTTTGGCATTCGGATTTCTGACCGTCGCCCGTTTCAGTCTGGACCGTTCCTTTACCAGTTTCCGGCGAACCTTTGTCTCCCGGGCAACCTGTGATGAAGACTGATTAATCGCCGTTGTGGCCACGCGGTTAATGGCCATTGCTGAAGCCGCCGGAATGGCGTTTTTACGAACCCGGCTCAGATTGTCAATCGCCTGATCAAGCCCTTTTATCGCCATAATTTCACCCTGCGTTTATCGTCGCCGGTTAACTGCGGGTGGTTGACCACGGTTGAGCCAGAGATAACAGCTGCCCCCGTCATCCGGAGAAACACGATCCACCCAGAATATCTCACCATTAATGGTCAGCGTGTCACCACGCCGCACGGCACGAACCGTATCCGTCCGCACAAATAATGACGGGCTGCTTCCTTCAATACGGACCCCGCCACCGGCAAACCCCAGCGACTCCGGATCATCAAAAACCCCCTGAACTTCGCTGCCACACTGTGCCCCCGAGGTGAACTGCGCACAGAGCCCCATCACTTCAACGATCGTACTGTCTACCCCGGCGAGGGCAGCATCAAAGGCATTCTGAAAATCACGCATATTCAGCCGTTCCGTGCTGTATCATGGCCGTTGCCAGTGATGATGGCACCAGAACACGCATACCCCGTAACGCCAGCTCAACGGGACGACCTGTCTCCGGGCAATACCCCATTACTTGCAGGCACTTCCGTACCCGGACGGCTTTAACATCATCCGGAGCATCCGTGTTGTTCAACTGCTCACCATCGTCTGTGTGATTTTGATCAGCCCCGCTCTCATCAGAGTGCATAATGCCCTCCGGGGAAACAGCAAGCTCCTCTTCCCACTCAGACACACGTTGAGCAATATCCGCAGCACTCCCCGACATATCCGCCTCGCGCCCCAGCAGGCCAGCCAGTTGACGAAGACGATTCAGATTTTCTTCTTTTGTTGCCATCTCAGCCTCCTGTGAAAAAAGACACGGGGGCATTTCGCCCCCGCTCACGGATTATTTCACCTGTACCACCACAAACTCATCCGGATCCGGCAGCACCATCAGCGGAGCGGACTGCGTCATGGTGAATTCACAGGACGGATCGCCCACGGTCAGCCAGTGTTTCGGGTAACGGGAAGAAGCCACCACTCCTTCAGACAACGCCTGTGCATCCTTAATGGCACCATAGCAACGAATGCCCTCTGCTGCCGTATTCCCCAGCACCAGCATGCCCTCCGGCAGATAACGTTTTTCGGTACCGTCCTCTGCCACATAAGACGTTTTCGCCACCACAATGGCCAGATCGCCGTAATACCCCTTGAAGGACACCACTGCGCCCAGATCTTTCACTGCCGTTTCGAGTTGTGAATTTGAGCCGCGACGGGTATCCAGTTTTTCGCGGAACAGCTTAAAGCCATTCAGCAGACGCCAGACCGTACCGTCCATAATGGCGATATTCACAAGGCCGCTGGCCTGATCGCAGTAGAGGTCAATATCATGCGTCGGATCAAACGTATCACGGTCCTGCTCAGACCATTTTTTACCGTCGGCCTGCTCAATGTTATTTCCTTCAGAGCGTCCGAAATCCACCTCGACCGTGTCAAACTGTTCCCCTTCCATGGTGTATTTGCCATACAGCACGGCATTCACCGCCTGCATTTCTTCCACCTGGACAATAGCGTGCTCTTCCTGTTTGAGGTTATCGGTAATGATACGCAGACGACGGTAGGCCGGGTCGTTCAGCTGAGCCGGATCTTCACCGGGAAGGCGCTCAACCGCCTGCTGGTAATTAAATTCGTGTTTCGGCTTGACGTAGCCCGGACGCAACACGCGGGTTTCACCACCACGATGGCGCAGCACTTTTCCTTCAACGATCGGGGAGACATAGGCCGCCACCGGCGTTTTTCCGGTAATTTTGTCCAGCATCACCTCTTCGGTGTGGAAATTCACCGTACGGCGGAAAAACAGCTCCAGAAATAGCGCACGGAATTTAACTTTTTGTTCGGTATAACCGAGTAACTGGCGGGTCGTAAACAATCCCATAAATCAGTTCCTTTCATTCAGAAATCAGTCAGGCCACCATGGTGGCCTGATAACGTGTTACGGCAGAGCCGCGTGACTCAGGGCTGTGCCGGCAAAGGCATTTGCCTTTTTGTGTTCATCCACACTGTCAGGCCAGCGGATTGCCTCCGTCGCAAAGGTCCCCGACTTGTAATAGGTCAGCACCGTCTCTGTGCCTTCAAGCGGCAGTACCAGTATGCCAACCGCACTACCGGCTTTCTGTCCATCCCAGACCACCAGTTTCCCGGTGACTTCATCCAGCATCAGGGGCGTCAGAGCCGGTGTTGCAGAAGAAATCCCGCTGCTGCCTGTGGCGGTATGAGCCGGATCATTACCGGCAAAAATACGTACTTCCGCACGCTGTTCAGTGATGGTTTTCGTCACCATTTTGTTAAAACCTCATATTGATGGTCAGCACTGACTTCATGGCATGGCCATGAGCATTTTCACGTCCGCATCACCGTCTGCTGACGTCTGTGACACGCCACCCCGCACCGCTGCCGGTGAATGATTCGCCATGAAATGTTCAAACAGGGCGGTTGTGGATGCAGAGACCGGTTCGGCCTTACCTGATCCCGCAGCCAGCACAGCCCGGGCGTTCTCCACGGTCATTCCCGGGCAGGCCGCCAGTTTTTCAGCCTGCGCTTCTGCCCCTTTTGCCTCATCCAGGGCCATGATCTGATCACGAAGTGAGGGCCCGGCATTCGCCTGCGGTGAGGCAGCCAGGATCGGGCGGGCTTTTTCCACCGTCATCTCCGGCATCGCCGCCAGCGTTGCCGCCAGTTGTTCACGACCGTTCGCTTCTTCACACGCCATAATGCGATCGGCTTCACTCTGCGCGGATGCCACCGGCTGCTGTGGTGCCGCCGCGGCCAGAATCGCCCGGGCCTGTTCAATGCTCATGCCCTGTTGTCCTGCCAGCATCGTGGCAAGCTGTTCACGTCCTTTCGCTTCCTGACACGTCAGGATCCCTATCACTCGCTGGTTCTCCTGCGCGGCAGCTTCCGTTGCAGTTAATTGCGGCATAGTGCCTCCTGTATCATGAGTGTTCAGCGCCGCAGCCATCACGCTGATGGCATCCGACGCATTGATTAATTCATCCGCCAGTCCGGCCTTAATAGCGGACTGACCTTCAAAAACGGCAGCCTCTGTCCCCGTGACAGCTTCCACAGACAGCCCCGTATACATCGCCACTTTTTCGGCAAACATCCGGTGCGCCGCATCAACCCGCTGCTGCATGTCCTGACGCACCTCTGCCGGTAAGGCTTCAAACTGATTGCCATCCACCTTGTGCGCCCCGGCATAAATCAGCGTGATATCCACCCCGGCCTGCGCCAGATGACCGGCATAGCTGACATGGCTCATCATCACGCCAATGGAGCCGATACGGGATGTCTGGGTAACCAGCCGTCGGGAGCAGGCCGACGCCAGCAGCATGGCTGCAGAACAGGCCGTGTCATTGCACAGTGCCCAGACCGGCTTCTGCTGACGGAGGCGGTAAATCATGTCAGCGCAGTCAAACGCGCCGGCGGCCTGCCCGCCCGGACTGTCAATGTCCAGCAGTACGCCCCGCACCTGGCTATCTGCCATTGCCTGCTGAAGACAGGCGACAATGCCGTCATAGCCTGTCATTCCGGAAAATGGCCGCATACCGCCCAGCCGGTGCACCAGCGTGCCGGTCACCGGCAGTACAGCAATACCGTTCACCACCCGGTAAACACGGGCCGGTCGTTTACCTCCGGCCATGTACTCGTCCGTTTCAGCCAGCATTCCGGGAGCATCAAGCTGTACCTGTTGTTGTGGTACCGAAAGACTTGCTGCCCCCATCTCGCGCCCGAGCGCGCAAAAGAAAACCCGCGCATAGGCGGGCTCCAGAAGCAGCGGTTCATTGAATGCTGCGGCAATAATGTGTGAAAGATTACGTCTCACGTGGTGTTGTCTCCTCTTCCGGCCTGCGACTCTCCGCTATCTGCTGCTGATACGCCTGCGCTATCCACACCGGACGTGAGAATCCGGCTTTTTCCCGCTCTGCAGATTCCCTGACCTGCTGGCGGAAAATGTCCTGATAATCCTCGCCCATCAGCGCCAGCTCTTTCTCATACGTGCTCAGTCCGGCCTCAATGCGCATCACTGATTCCTGAACCTCCTTGAGCCCGTCAATGGCCATTCTTCCGGCTCCAATCCACTCAGCCCGTGACCAGGCTGATCGCGCCTGATAAAAATCAAAACGTGCCCGTGGCGGACGAATAATCCCCCGAAGAAGTGCCTCTTCCAGCCAGCAGGAAAACATCTGCGTGGCCAGCCGGGACGCAATAAATTTTCGCCGCCCCATAAAATAGCGCCACGACTCATTGGCGGATGCGCGGGCACTTGAATAACTGACCTTCGAGTAATCACGGGACAACTGTTCGTAGGAAACGCCAAGACCGGCGGCGATATACCGCAGCAGCGCCTGTTCAAGCGCCGAAAATCCATTGTCTGAATCCTGCGCGGTCTGAAGTTTCAGATCATCACCGGGGAAAAGGTGCGGAATTTTGACACCGCCCAGCGTCACGCTATTCGTGTCATACCAGGTGGAGAACTTATCCAGAATATTAATAAGCGGATTATCCTTCTGCCCCTGCGGCGCACCGGCGATATATTCAAAGGCCTTTTCGGTATCAAGTTCACTTTCAATCGTCGCTGCATACATCGCCTTCACTATGGCCGACTGAAGCTGTGTTGCCTGCAGGGAATCGAGCATCTTCAGCCGTTCCATGACGCTGTAAAACTGATTAGCCCCACGGGTCTGCCCGTCCTCCACCGGCTCGAAAATATGCAGCATGGCCGGACGCCCGGTGGGAAGTTCACGCGGGATCCGTTCCCATCGTCCACTACCAGAGAACGGAAAATCGTCCTCACAAATATGGTACGCGACGGCACGGCCATATCGATCGACCTCCACACCGGCCCGCAGAAAACGGTTCCCCATACCGTGTCCAGGCGTGTCCACCCGTTTCGGACTCACGGCTTTAAAACGCGTACGGAATAACTGCGTGGTTTCCGTATCCCAGACCGGCTGCACAAAGATTTCGCCGTTAAACGCATGAACGCCCACACCTTCACGGATAAATTCCGTGAACGTGCGTTTTCCTTCCACGTCGATCTCGCCAAACATCCCTTCGGCGTATTCCGACCAGGCCGCCTCCACCTCATCGACAAAGCTTTTTGCTGCGGTCTCCCGCATCCCCAGCCAGCGCCAGTTCGGACGGTAGCTGATCAGAAACATATGCCCGACAATGTGATCCTTATGCAGAGCCACCGCATTAGCCGCTATTCCGTTATTGCGCACCAGATCATCTGCCCGGGCATTCCCCAGACGCAACGCGGGTAGCAGGGCCGCATCGGCACTCTGCGCCGGTGGCAACCACTCAGCCATTTGCCCGCCAAATCCTGCACCGCCCCCGTTGTAGCTGAGACTCTCACGAAGCGGAACGCCGTTCACATCAATCAGGACAGGCGTTCGTTTCATAACCTCACTCCCAGCGGACGACGGCGACGCCGGGTTGTCCCCAGTACCGACTCCGCATCATTGATCGCCCGGTTAAGCTCATCCAGAGAAGCCGCCGTATATTCAATTCTGCGACCATCTTTCTGGACAGACACCACCCGTTTACCGGTTAATAAATCAAGGCGCGCCTGACGCAGCGCCTGCAGTTCAGCGACTGTAACCATTCACTCCTCCGGACAGCTTCGCTGCCAGTTCTTTAAGGGTTGGCCGGGTCGTCTCTTCTTCCCGGGATTTTGCCAGTACAGCCAGATCAAGCTGCCAGCGTTGCACGGACACACGTAATGCCGCGTAGGCATACACCAGGCAGTCCAGCGCTTCGTTACGCCGCTTTTTGTTATCCCACAGCAGACGCATCTTTCCTTTTTCCCACTTCTCCACAAGCTCTTCCGCGACCAGTTGCTGCGCCTCTGTCTGCGAAAAAATCTCCGGATCATCAGGAAAACGGATGGCATACGACGTGGCTTCATCCGCAGGCGTGGGATCGGCTTTCATACGGGCATAGAGAATTTCTTTTGCGGTGTCCGTCCCCACTTCACACAGATACACGCCCCGCTGATTGCGGGTTTTTGGCATGGTGATCACCGGCTTGCCATAGACAGATGCGCCTTTTACCGGCAGCACCCGGAAAACACCGTGTTTTTTTGACCTCTGATAAACGATTTCGCCATCGATCCCCCCGATGTCCCAGCAGACACGGGAAATAGTCATTTCGGTTCCGTCTGCATGGCGGTATTTTTTGTTGATCGCCGCATCCACACGTAACAGCGTCTCTTCCTCATCGGGACGCCCCATAATGATGATTTTATCCACCAGAAAGGCTTCCTCTCCCGGAGCCCATCCCCAGACATACATCTCAAAACGGTTTCGCTGCGAGTCAATGCCCGCCGTCAGATAAACCACCCGGGCAGGCACCGCCGCCGTGTAACGCACAACCTTATCCATCAGTACCTGGTGATCGAGTTTTTCGCCCACAGCCTCTTCCCAGGTCTCGCCCAGCGTGGTGTTCACAAAGGTTTTCAGGCCGTTGGGATCTTTCAGTGCATCCAGCCAGTCATAGACAATCTGTACCCAGGTGGTGAACGGACTGTACGCCGTCCAGATATGGAAAGTGATGGAGCGCGGCGGCGGAATTTCATTACCCGCAGCGCTGAAAAACGTCAGACCGTCACGGGTCCACATGCCCGTGTTTTCACAGATCCACCGCCCGTTACTCTGGTCCAGTTCAGACTGATGGATCACGCAGCCATGATGCTCACAGAGGTAGAAAACGCTTTCGGGGCTGTCCTTCTCCCATTTAAGCCCAAAAGGCGTGGACTCATCGCCAAATTTCAGATACTGCGCCTCCCCACAGTGCGGGCAGGGCACATAAAAACGCATGAAATGCGCCGACTCGTTGGCCGCTTTTTCGATCTGGCAGGAGCCTTTTATTTTAGGCGTCGAGCCGCGAATGGATTTTGGCCATACCGAGCCCTCAATACGCTTATCCCCCAGCAGGGTTGGCGAGCCCTCTTTTTCGACATCCGGCTCGAACGAGGAAAGTTCGTCATAGCAGACCACGTCCACGGATTTTTCACGGTAGTTTTTTGCTGCCGCACCACCCAGGCACCAGAAGCCCACCCCCGATGAAAAGCGTTTCAGCGTGAGAGTATTGTCACGATGTTTACGACCCAGCCACGGGGAAAGATCTTTCAGGCATGGCACGTCCCGAATCGTCGCCTCCACGTGAGACTTCATAAAATCTTCAGCGGCAGAATCCGTGGGCTGAAAAAGCAGACTGTTTCGGGATTTATGCTCAATAAAATACCCGGCGACTCCCAGCAACATCTTTGTATAGCCAACACGGGCAGATTTAATCAGATTAACAGTGCGGATCTGATCATTCCCCATACTGTTCATGATGGCGATCTGGAACGGCAGCGTTTTCCATTCGCCGTCACCGTATGAGGATTCTTTCGGCAGATAATAATACTGGTCAGCCCATTCAACTGCCGCCATCGGTACAACCCTGACCAGAGGCTGCAGCGCAACCGAAACGGCGGCCACCATATTATTCAGTTGTTGCTCTGATATATTCATCCAGCAAATCCGGTAATTTATCCCCTGCCCGCGCACACTGATTTGCGCCCTTTGCAATAAGGGTTTTCAGATGGTCAATATGACGTGGCGTTAAATCCGGGAACTGTCGCTGCATGGATAACGGAATGGAATCAAGCGTACTGGACAATGCCATCGCCAGTTTGCTGAGGGCGAAAACGCAGAAGTCTGAATCGATGAGCTTACCTTCGGTTACCTGATTTTTAAGTTTTTGAGCTACAGCCTGTTCTTCTGTCAGTTCAGCTCTGGCCCGAAGCAGCCTTTCCTCCAGTTCTCCCCCGTCATCAGGTGTTCTCTGATTGTGTTGTCGCCGCTCGCGATCTATCTCCAGTACAGTTTTAACGTCATATAAAACTTCCCTCCCCCGACGTTCAACAGGAGGAACGCCCCATTTATCAAATGCCTGAACAGAGATACCGATGGAGGAGGCCATATCACTTTTATTCAATAAAAAGGCCATCTCCTCTCCATAAGTCATCGATAAAAAGCGAAACAACAACCATGTGTTTTTGCAAAACCATTTGATATCATTGACATTTTTCGCATTGGCGACATCAAAACACATCGTAAGGTTGTTGTATTTATTTTATTTTCACCTTACTTATCAATTAGATATACCAAACAATTAAACAACAACCACCCCCTCAAAAAATCTCATAAATAGTGAAAACGCGCGAGGTCGCCGCCCCGTAACGATCTGGATCACCGGAAAGGACCCGCCAACGACTTTCGCGTGCAGGCATTAAAAATTTTGCAGTTCCATGCCTAGTTGAAACCTCGATTTCTATAACATCCAATTTTGTAAATTTAGATATAGCTCAACTTTTCCCAATGTTTTCAAGTGTATAAAAACAATTGGCGTTACGCCATAACACTATACTTAGGATAAGTAAAGATTTTAAGGAGTTTTAATGAGTCAACATCAATATTATCCACAGCTGAAATGGAAGCCTGCTGAATATGAATCTCTGATGCTTTTAGATCAAACTACGCTCTCTGGTTTTACTCCGATCATTACCATTCCAGACATAGACTGGGATTATGAAAACGAATGCTACAAGAAGAGTTTGAGTTCTTACTTATCTGACTTCGGTATTAACCTTGCGGCATCCTGGAAAGCCAATCGTCCTGTTTTGCTGGATGTTAAATATTTAGATAAACATGGTTCGAGCCGCCATCATCCTCTAGATATGTGTATCCAAGATGCTAGAGTAAATGGTAAGGAAATTATCCCTGTTGTTTCTCCCGCATATTCAACAAACTATATACATGCTGTTCAACGCAACTTAATCAATGGGCTCGCTATATCTATCACCCCCCAGACATGGCACCAATTCACAAGTCTGGTTAACCACTTAAATATTCATCCTAGTTTAATTGATGTAATCATTGATTTTGGAGATATTCAAAACGCAACTGATAGTTTAAAACAACAAGCATTAAGCATGGTCAACACATTATCAGGCCAAGCTCCGTGGAGAAACTTGATTTTATCTTCAACCGCATACCCGGCATCACAGGCAGGGATACCGCAACATCAAGTTCATCATATTCCGCGCCATGAATACGATCTTTGGATGTACGTAGTACAGAATTTTAGCAATGGAAGAACGCCAAGTTTTAGTGATTATCCCACCGCTAGCTCTACCATTACGAGCGTAGACCCACGCTTCATGTCTCAGTATGTCTCAGTGAGATATTCGAACGATACCTCATGGATCTTTGTAAAAGGTACCGCAGTTAAAGGAAATGGATGGGGCCAAACTAAAAACTTATGTACTACCCTTGTTAGTTCGCCAGAGTATCAAGTCTTTGGCTCCAAATTTAGTTGGGGGGATGATTACATTTACCAAAGATCATTAGGCGCTAACAAATCTGGCGGCTCTAAAGAATGGCGTAAAGTTGCACATACGCACCATATTACGTTAGTCGTGAGACAGCTTTATTGGTTGGCGCAGACTCAGCCTGCCAAGCCTTAACTTTCCAGCCTACGCGTTTCTTTAAGGCTGTTCTGACTTCAGGCCTGAGATTCGCTATTGGAATATTTTCCGCAATAATATTCCATAACTCAAATCGGGGCTTGCTTTTGATTCCTTTGGAATAGCCCCATCGTTCAAGTACGTCGATACATTCATCTTTCCAAAGCAATTGAGCGAGCATCAATGTGTCATGGTTTCGATTAAGCTTTTCTCCACGCATGTGCTTTATAAGAATGGCGCCTTTTGGCCCAACAGAAACCGTTTTAACGCCCCACCAACCTGGGATTAACTTTAATGCTCCCTCAAGGTGTTTCTCAGCTACGACAAGAGTAACCTTGTCCATTACAGAAGAATAATGCTT